ACCTGCTGTTTGCCATTTTCACGGCAAAATACAGTGCGGATGAAGAAAAGACGGATATTCAGGACTCTTTCGACGGTATCGGTACCATCATCACCGAAGGCGAGGCAGTCGGAGACATCTCCAGCGCTGAGGGTAACGTTTATACCACCGGCGAGTTGACACGTGCCAATATCGGAGAGAAACTGCTGGAAATGTGGCGTCACATGCCGCGTACCTTCAAGCGTAAGAAGAACATTAAGATGTTCGTTTCCGATGATTTGGGTGACATGTACGATGACTGGCGCAAAGATGAGGGTACCATCGTTATCGGACTCAAGGAAGACACTTCTGATACGCAGCATCTTCTCGGTTCCAACAACCGTTGTGAGCTGGTACGTGTTCCGAATCTTCCCGACGGCAGTCAGTTTGTCATGCTGACCACCAAGGAGAACGTATGCTACGGTTTTGATAAGGAAAGCGACTTCAAGTCTATCAAGCCGTTCATGTCGGGTAACCCCTATACGTTCGATGCTGCCGGGAAGTATCTGATTGGTTTCCAGTTCGTATCCGTACACAAGTCCGAGTTCTGCGTCAATGACCGTCCGGTGGATCCTGAAGGAACCAATCCGTTCGGATATATTGAGGTGACCATTGCGCCGGATGAAGCGGCCAACAACGGTGGAAAGTGGCGTATTCAAGGCGAGGAAATTTGGCGTGATTCCGGTACGTATGTGGCTGTTCCTGGTGGCAAGGAATATACCGTCGAGTTTCTGGAAGCTGCCGGATATACCACTCCTGCCGTGCAGAAGAAGACACCTGCTGCGGGCAAGGTGGAAAAAGTGACGGGCACCTATGTTGTTAAATCTGAATAAATCCTGTGACTATGGCAGAAGTAGACCCTAAATTATGTATTGCTCTTGATGATATCAATGAGGCAATGGACTGCGAGAACCAGGACAACATGGGCGGTATTATACCGTCTGTCATCTTCGGTTATCATGCGGATGTAGCGACCTGGCCGGATTATCCTAAAAAGAAGGAATCCCCTCTTTCTCTTGAAGAAGCCGGTACATTGGTCGGTGACCTTGTTATGAAGGAAAATTGTCGTGCATACAAGATGGATTTCACTGACGAGTTGGCCGAGTTCAAGATTACCGACCAGGGAGAAAGCGGCGGCGAATCATATTTGATGGATCTGAATATCATTTCTGCCAAAATGCGGAAAAAGATATTCGGTTTCGAGAACGCCACCAAAGGACGCAAGATGTTCTTTATCGTGACCGACAACAACGGCACGAACTATCTGATGGGCGACAAGCGCCGCGGTGCTCTGCGTGCATCAGGTGACGGAGCCACTACCGGGGCAAGCTCCACAGCCCGCAACCAGAACACACTCCATTATACTTTTACGGCGCCACGCAAATGTGTGTATGAAGGAGATACGGAAGACCTTCTCACCGTAAAAGCGACCTTAAAGGAATAATCCTCTGTTTTCTCATCGAATTGTTTTCTGTGCCCGTCTCTCTTTGGCAGAGGCGGGCATTCTGTTTTGTCCTATCCCGGCAACGGAAATCGCAATAGCTTTGTTGTATCATTAAAAATCAACGTACAATGTCAAAGATTACAGATAGCTACATTGAGGCACGCAGGGACGGCATCAAATGGCTGAACTCGCAGAAACGGGATTACAGTGCCGGTGTGAATATCCTTACCCGTTCCGGGTATAAGGGTTTTGTCGCCGCACGTCTGGCACGTCAGGGAGAAAAACCGCATACCCGTGAGAAACTGGAGTATGAAATCCGTCAGATGATAAAGGTGTGGTATCATCCCGATGATCCGCGCTTTGAAGATGTGGATTTGGCGGATGATGCGGTACCGGGTAATGATGGGCGTCCCGAAACAGTTACAGAAGAAATGGCGGCAGCCATTGTTGCCATTGCGGAAAATGAACTGGCGCGTGAAGCGGATGAGCAGCCTGCATATCCGTCGGTTATTGCCAAAATCATCTATGATTTCCGTGAATGCTATAACGAGCGTTCACGCCAGCATCGGTTGCTTGCCGAGTTGGGTGAGGTCAATACGCAAGCTGTATGTGCAGAACGCAAGGATATTATCGCTCGTATAGGTTGTCTCTCCAAACGCATGACTTTACTGGCAGCCGTCAAAAAGCAGTTTGAACAAAACAAGGAACTGCCTTCTGAAGAACAACTGGACGAACTCTATAAAGAGAAGAATGCCCCTAAAGAGCAGCTGGACACCGAATCGGACGATACCGACATCAGTGCTTTGTCGATAGAAGAACTGAAAAAAGCGAAATCCAACGCCAAGAGTAAGATAACTAAAGCAAAGAATATGTTGCTGTATTCTTCGGAGAGCAAGCCCAAAGACGGTAAAGAAAATCCTCTTCCTGATTGCCCGAAACGTGTGAAATACGAGAAGAAGATTGCCGACCAGGAAACATTGGTAGAAAAAATAGAATATAGACTGGCCGAACTGCAATAATGCTGGTATGTTGCGGTGATATGAATGAGATGCCGGCGAAGAGCATGAAGGACAATGTGCTCCCTCTTCGCCAAACGGATGCGGCAATTTCCGACCATGACCTGGTTGCGGAAAAACTGCTGCATCCGGATGCCATGGGGATGTTGGTACCCGGCAGGGACAAACATTTCTATTCTTCAGGGGCATTCAATCTTATTCAACTGATTTTCTATATTCTGAAACAGACCGGTCCGGCACATCTGCTGCTTACCACCTATTCCATATCCATGGACAGTATTGCGGCGCTTCATCGCAAGACGGAAGCGGGTGAACTGTTGTCGGTACGGTTTCTGATAGACAATCGGGTACGCAGCATCTCACCCAAACCATTCGATTATCTGGTAACTACATTCCCGGACAGTTACCGCTGCCTGGCGTTGCACGCGAAGGTAGCATTACTATATAATGAGAATTGGAAGATTACTGTAGTGGGCAGCCAAAATGCCACTCATAACCCGAAACTGGAACGTGGGATTATCCATACCAGCCCGGACATTTTTGATTTTGACTTTAAGATGTTAAATGATGAATTTGACGCAGCAGCAAAGTGATGAAATAGAGAAGATGGCATATCGTCTTATCCCACCAGGCTTGATTGCCATTAATATCGGTGTGGACGAAACGGATTTTACCCAAGAACTCCGAACTCAGGGTACTGAAATACGGGCGGCTTTCTATCGTGGGCATCTTCGTCAGATGGTCGAAGTACGTGAAGCAATCATCAAATCTGCCGTCAATGGCAGTAATCCGGCACAGCAGGAGCTGATTAAATTCTTTAAATCGCAACAGCGGTATCTTGAGTATGAGTAGTAATTTGACAGCATCCAAAAGCAAGGCCGCACTGGAGGAACAGTCATACGACCTTATACAGCAACATATCATTGACCCTGAGAACAGTCCGTTACCGGAACATTTACAGGTGCAGTGTAACCGGGTGTTGCAGATAGCTCGCCTTTTGGACGATTATCCGAACGAGAGCCATATTATCAATATCATGCTGGCAAAATACCGTATCTCACGTACACAGGTGCGTAAGGATATCGCCCTGGCAAAAGAACTGTTCAAGACACAGCATCAGTTTGACTGGGATTTCTGGTTTGCCTGGATGATAAAGGACCAAGTACAACTTATCCGGGATTGCAAGCTCAAGGGCGACCTCAAGCAATGGAACAATGCCAAAAAAGTGCTGCATCAGATGATTGGCGAGAAACCCGCTTCGGTTGAGGACCCGCGCCGCATGGAGAAGAATGTTTTCTATATTCAAATCAACAGCATGGGGCAAAAGGTGGATATTCCTTTGGATGCCATCCGCAATCTTTCACAGGAAGAGCAAAAGGTTTTGGTGGATTCGATGTACACACCCATTGACGATGTACAGGCTGAAGAAATTATGAACTCATAAATATATGGAAATATGATTGATACATTGATTGTTACAATTGTGATGTGCATTGATACCTGTAACCTCTCGCCGGTACAGCATTCAATTCATTCCGCATTTCGTGAACTGAATATAAAAGAGGCTGTCATCCGGGCCGTGGAAGATACCCGGCAACGGGAACAGAAAGCCGGTAAACCGTACTGGCATGTAAGAAATTATTTGTTTGTCAATTCAAAATTCAGAAAACATTATGAAGAAATTAACCAATAAACGGCTTATCTCTTACCTGGTTGACCATAAACATATTGATATGGTGTCGGTCAGCAAGACACAGATTGTCTGTACCGTGTCCGCCAAGTTCAAACCGGATGAAGTGCCGCAGTTACTTGCGGACACTGGACAGTCTATTCCCCGTATGACTTCTTCCGAGGGCGTGAACTACATTGTATTTCCACGCTATTGATATGCTGGTGCAATGGACGAAAACGTATGGGAAGAGGTCATCAAGGTCAATCCGGCGCAGGCGGCATTCTTGGTAATGCCCTATAGGAGCGGATATGTTATCTATTCACGCGCCACGGGTAAGTCATTCATTACCGGCGCCGTGATAGATGACAATATCCGGCTTATGCCGCGTGGCATTACCACACTCACCCAGGCCACCATCGGCCAGGCGCTCACAAAAACGCTGCCTTCGGCTTTCAAGATGCTGGAGATGCTCGGTTACAAGCAATGGGACCCAGTCAGTAAGACCGGTGATTATGTGGTCTGCCGTCGTCCCATTGAGGGGTGGTACAAGCCTTATGAGCACATCATGTCTTATGAATACGGCATCAGCTTCAGCAACGGACATATGCTCTATATACTTACCCAAGGCGGTAACAGCCGTGGACCGAATGCCGACTATAACATCACTGATGAAGCGTTGACGCTCGATAAGGAAAAATTCGACCGGGAAGCCGCGCCTACCAACCGTGGTAATGAGCATATTTTTGGGCGCAAATCGGAGCATCCGGTATTGAAGCATCATGGCAATACCTTCTTATCCTCCATGCCTTATACTCCGGAGCAGAAATGGCTGCTCGAACCTGCCAAGTATTATGAAGAGGAACGGGACATCCGTCTGTTTGATGTTTGGAATAAGATTGTGCGGTTACAGATGCAGCTTATTGATGCACGCATTGCCGGTGATGCGGGAATGTTCAAGGAAGTCTGGAATGAGACCGTCCGTCTCCGTCAAAGCATTACGCCGTTCGTCTCACGGGACGGCACGCTGTTTATCCTCGGCTCCATCTTCGACAATATCGCCAATGTGGGCATGAACTACATTCTGAACCAGTACAAGGTGATGGATAAACTTTCCTTCATGATTGAGATATTGAACTATATGGTGGATAAGATTGACAGCTGCTATTACCAATTGGATGAACGGCATGTGTATTACAACGCGACCAATGATGACTATATACGGGACTTTGCCGAGGATACCAGCTTCGATTGGAAACAGTTGGGCAATAATGATGACAGCCGTCGTGACCTGGATTGTAATCCGAACCAGCCGATAGAGCTGACACCCGACTGGGGGTCCGCTGCCTCGTTCCTGGAAGTTGCCCAGGAGCGCAACTATGACTTTGTAACAAAGCTGTTGACGCATGAACCGGTGGACAACAATATCAACGAGTTCTTCGTCAAGCGTGATGAAGAGGACGATACCATGGTGAACGCGCTGATGGATAAGTTCTGCCACTATTATCGTAACCATATCAACAAACACGTACACTATTACCGTGACCGCTACGGGGACGCACGTCGTGCCAACAACAAAAAATCCTACAATGAGCTTGCAGTTGAGCGCCTGGAAAAACACGGATGGACGGTGGAGCAGCACACCCATGCAGGTATGGAACCGCCACAACATGATAAGTATCTGCTCTGGGCTTCCATTCTGGCAGAGAAAGACGAGCGGTTTCCGAAGAAGCGTTTCAACGGTTCGAAATGCAAGTATACACTCATCTCCATGAATAACACACGTGTTATTGAAGACCGTGAAGGACGTTTTGCCAAGGACAAGCGCAGCGAGCGCAACCAGTCCGTTCTTCCGGAAGAAGCCACCCACTTCGGCGATGCCGTGGATAAGCGTGTCTGGACGAAGTACGGGCACCTGCTCAGGCAGGCTTACGGGTTCGTAGATGCACGCATCTGATTTTCCTTACATACATTCGCAACGGCAATCGCAATGGATATGGCAGGACTTGCAATCTTTGCAAAGACAATCGCAGCCTTTGAGGACAGGATACTGTACTGAATAAACGTCCGAGGGGGTGTGCCGCCTATCATATTTCCTTGTCTCTTGCGTTTCTTTTTGCGTTTTGGGATAGGGCGCGGTTGGGAGAAACGTCCGTTTCTCTTTCCATTCGGATGGAAAGCGGGTGTTATGTGTTCATATTTAGCGGAATATCTTTTTAATAACATTCGTTAACGGTTTTCCAGGCGCGCAAAATTCGTACCGAGAAAGCTGGTAATAAATCTGCTTTCTCAGTACGAATTTTGCGCGGTTAAGCGGTAAGAAGCAGCGGCTTCTTGGATCTGTTTGCATCCATGCAGGTACGCCCGGTATTGTTTATTCAAAGGATGTACCGGGCAGAGCGGTATAGTTTTCAACTATGTATTGCAGGCTGTTTCCTTTTCTGATTGTCGCCCTTTATTTCTGTCTCCTATCACTACGCAGTTTCGCTTTTTTGTGCTGCAAAGGTAAATGTTGACGTCACTGGCTCAAGTTCAGGCTGGCGTTTCATAAAAAATCTCCACCCTTTGGGTAATATTCAAGCCGTTCCGGTTTTCTGAAAAACTTGCTCCTGTTCCTTACAACACCTTTTGATGCAGCGTAAAAAAGGCGAAACATACCGCGTAGCGACAGGCGACGCAGAAAAAAAAAGCTCCAATCAGGGAAACAGCCAAATGAAAAGGCTCACACCCGGAAGCTCAAGGTTCAACATAAAATTTGCAGCATTATGAAAACATTCACTTACAAACAGGCTATCGAGGTTTTGAACAAGTATTTCAAAGGATACAAGGTATTGAGGAAGTTTGACGGTATCAGGGAACTAAGCATTCTTTTTCGGGATGAGAACGGGAAAAAGTGGGAACTGCTTTCAACGGCCGACCCCTATTTTCAGACGGTAGAGGATTTTGTAATCATAGAGGCTTAATTAATACATAACATCTTAATAAATGGAATTATGAAAAAGGAAAGAGACGAGAAGAAAGAACGTGAAACACGGCTTCTGAAAAGGCAGCAGTTAAAAACATTGTCGCAGTCTTTGGTTGCCCGCAGGGAGATGGGCGAATACATGGGCAACGAGGATGATACGGTAAACGGTCTGTTGCGGTTTTACTATGCTTGCAAGGGATACACCAACCTCAAGACTTTCAAGGAGTGGAAAAAAGAAGGTTTTACCGTTCGTAAAGGTGAAAAGGCACTGCTTATATGGGGAATGCCCGTTGCATCGAAAGCGGAGCGGGAACGCATCGAGGAACTGAAAAAACAAGGTCGGGAAGAGGATGCGAAAGAGGACTTTTTTCCGTTGTGCTACCTCTTTGCGGAAAGTCAGGTGCATAAGTTGGAGAAATAGATTAATCACTATTATATAAATCATTAATTATTAACTTTTTAAAATTTACAAACATGGAAAAAGAAGTAAAAACAATCGGTGAAGAATTGACAAAAGCAGTAGAGACAATGAAAGAAGCTGGTAAGGCAGGGAAAGAAACCGCAAAACAACCCGTGAAAGAGGAGAAGTCGGCCGATACACCCGCCAAGGGTAAAGGGAAAAATTCTAAAAAGGATGAAGCGGCCAAGCTGCAAGAGGAGATAAACCGTAAGACAAAAGAGCTGGAGAAATGTCTGGCCGACCTTGAACGGAAAAAAGAGATTTCCCGCAACCGTACCGCATTTATCAACGCTATGGATAAACTCGATGAAGCAGCGGATAAATTGAAGCAGGAAGATACGTTTGAAACGGCGGTTTATAAATTGCGGTTTGCGGAAGCTTCGGGCTATGGCAGCAACAGCGATATTTTTACAATCTCCAACCGTTTTCTATTGGCGGAGTTCATTAAGTTTATGCAAAAGAAAATTCAGCAGAAAATCGAAGAGTTGGAGCAGCTTTTAATCAGTGAATAATAAGTACAGGATAGCCCGCTTTCGGGCGGGCTGCCTTTAATAAAATACGGATATATGGAAACTTTGTTTGACAGTGCTTGCCGCTACATGAGCGACAGCGAACTGATATACGAGATAACGAACAGTAAGAAACTTGTTACCGAAGCGGAACGGCAAGGCGGGGAATATGATTTGAACGGATTGTTCTCCTCGTTGACGCCCGGCCGTAAAAAAGTGGCTACGGCTGCCATTGAACTGTACAAACGGCTGCAAAGCAGGCATAACGGGCAGGACGCCATCCGTTGCAGTCAGGATATAGATGCGCTTATACACCCGTTTTTGTGGGATTTGCCGAATGAGGAACTTTGGGTGATAGCTTTGAATACTGCTGCAAAGGTGATAAAGAAAGTACGGGTTTCGGTTGGTGGGATAAGTCGGACAGCGGTAGACGTGCGGTTGATAATGCGCATTTTGGTGGAAGCATCCGCAACGCAGTTCGCTGTCGTACATAATCATCCGAGTGGGAGCAAGCACCCCAGCAGGGAAGATGAAAACGTAACGGAACGTTTGAAAAAGGCGGGTACTCTGTTTGATATTCATATGATAGACCATATAATCATAGCAGGAGATACCTATTATAGCTTTGCCGATGAGGGACGCTTATAGGGGGGGGGACGGGTGCGGGGTGGCGCCCGTTTCCGTTTGCTCGCACACTCACAAACGGAAACGGGCGTAAAGAGGTGTTTCTATTTTTACCGTTCCTTCAACCACGGAGGGGATTTTTTATGAAATATTGATGTATTTGTTTATTTTTATCATGAAATTAAATATCTTTGTCTACATCAACAAATATTTAAAGGCATAAGGGAGTGTTTGCTTTCAATGCAGCATATTGGAATTTATTATATTCTGCAATGTGCTCCAATAGCATTCTTGTGACAGATATTATGTAGAAAATAACCATAAACAATTTTTTATTATGAAAAAAGTGACATTTCTGTACATAAGCCTATTATGTATTCTGACACTAAAAGTCCAAACGGCTTCGGCAAAAAGTTTTCCTGACAACCAGACGTTTTTTTACACCAACACCCAACGTTCAGGGCTTGTCCAGGCACAGTTCTACTACGATAATCAAAACGAGCCGGTTTGCTCAATGTTTGTAGGACATTCCACCCATCAATATTATTGGTGGGGAAGCAACAGTAGCAATGCTTTGGAATTCTATGGCTTTCAATATAGTCCGGAAGTGCAATCTAAAGCCAGTCCTTACGGCCCTATTCCGATGGTTACTTATACAGGGCGGATTATCAAATCAAGAAATTCTAATAGATTCTCTTTGTCATCCGACTATAGCCAACTTATCATCAATAATAATGTATATAATGTCCGGATAAGCGAACAGGAATACAAGAAGCTATGGAACCAAATGTTCGGCAATAGTGGAGGCGGTTCAAACATAGTTGTTCCAAATGGAGGAACAAATAACAGGACAAACGGTGAAGTTTCCACTCCGCGCCATCAGGATACCCGTTGCAAATATTGCCGTGGTACAGGAAATTGCAGTAGCTGTAATGGGAAAGGTTATAAATTCAATCCTTATTCCGGTCACAATGATACTTGTCCGTCGTGCAATGGAAAAGGACGCTGTTTTAATTGTTACGGAAGCGGGCGACAACGATAGATTCATCTGAAATGCGAAGATGAAATTTGGTAATCTCTGTTTCTTCTGCTTTTTTCAAAACTCTTGTCCTTACGGGCAAGAGTTTTTTTGTCCTATGTCAGTGGGAAGGGGTATCCTATCTTTGTGACAAAAAAGAGATATGATACGTTTTCTTACAAAATTCGTCGGTACCTACGGGTACGATTCACTGAAGGAGTTTTTTCTTTCGATAGCTCCGAGCTTCAAATACAACCTACAGCTTCCGGTTATTTCCTTCAGTGCCGTTACTGCGATAGTCAGCGAGTCTATAGGCATCACTCCTGTTTTGGCAATGGCCATGTTGATAGCGATTGTTTCCGAGATGTGGACGGGCATCCGGGCAAGCAAAGTTCAGGGCATAGGTTTTGAATCTTTCCGCTTCTCCCGGTGCATCATCAAGTTGTGCATCTGGCTGGCCATCATTTACATTATCCATTCTTTCTATCTGGAAAGCAAGGTTATGGCGGAAGGTGACGTTGTCATGCTGCTGGCTACCGTATTCTTTTCCATCGCCAAAGTGTTTGTCATGACCTGGTTCTGCGTGGAGCATGTGACCAGCATATTGGAAAACCTTGCCGTTATTGACGGAAAACCGAAGGATACTCTAATTAAACAGGTAGAAATATTATGGGTGACGGTTACGGACAAATTCAAAAGGAAAGTTGATGGGACGGAACGCTAAGTGCATATTCCTATGTGCGGTTATCGCACTTCTTGCCGGCTGGACGGGACATTGGTTCGGTTCCCGCTCCCGGAGTATTGTCCGTGTTCCGGAAACGGTTGTCCGCCATGATACGATACGTCCCGAAGTGCCCGAACCGGAAATTATTGTCAGGGAAATACCTGCTGACGTGGATACGGCGGCTATATTGGCTGACTATTTTGCGGAGAGGCATTATTCGGATACAATCATAGAACGGCCATACCTGCGGGTGGAACTGGCGGATGTAATATCACATAACGCCTTGCTTGACCGAACGGTAGTGGTGGATTACAGGCAACCGGTTATTCATAACAATGCTTTGACGGCAGGTATCTTGCTGGGAAGTCATAGTTGCATACTCCAGGCCGGATACCGCCGCAAATCCTGGGAGTTTAGGGCCGGATATGATTGGTATAACAAGGCTATGGTAATAGGTATATCTAAAGACATAAAGAAATGGTGATACAGGGATTGGACGATGGCGGAGTGTATTTTTCCGGTAATTTGACCGATGTGGCCATTACCGGTATAAACGAGTATGTTGATATCAATCTGAGTGTTGCGGGTACCTATATAATGAGTCATGAAAGGTTCTATCCCGTAGCGGGCAAGGTTATCCTGCTAGATTTCGACAAACTGATAAACTGTTATTTCACTCCCGCTGATTTTTCAGCGCTGAATGATTTTTATGCAGGCGACATACGGAACATCTACATTTATTGCCGGGACAAAAATACAGCCGTGTCCCGCAGTGTAACAGTTTGGTATTCCAGAGGCAGGGTCTCAACCGGCGTGCCTGAACCCGGTATGATTTATAGCCGGTATAAAAGTATAAATACCGCTATAGGTCGGGAAGAATACGTGCCGTTCTTTGCAGATGCCGCCACGACATTGCATATCGGTGTGGCGCATGTCCGTAACGGAGTGGAGAAATATACCCGAAAATCCGTTACGCTGGGTGGACGGACCGGCATGCTTGCTTTTCGGGTGTCTCCGGCGAGGATTGCATCGCTTTCTGGGGTTTCTGCCGATGCCATACTCTATTATGACGTGACTGTTACAGCCGGTACCGGCAGTACGGACCGAATCAGGTATTGCGTGGACAAGCATTATTACCGGAATACAAGCAATTTTATCTACCTCAACAGCTTTGGATTACCGGAGACTATTGCCTTTACCGGACTTGTGGAGTATAATCCCGAACTGAATGGTGAAATCGTGTCGCTCATACAGGAGGATATGAGGATAGACCCCGGACTGTCGGATGTCAGAACAGTAAACAGCGGTTATCTCAGTATTGCCAAGTATAAAGCTCTGACAGATATGGTAACGTCCGCAGATATTCGTGTATATGATACTGCCGGGCAGAGAAAAATAGTGGTTACAGACGTGGATCTGCTGCATAGGCAGAGCGGAAGCGAGAAGTTCAGCGTTACTGTGACATATCGTCCTGCGAAACGCGGTTACATGGAATTTGAACGGATACGTAATGACAGGATAGGTATTTTTGACCGGACATTCGACTATACATTTAACTGATTCAATATGGAAACAATACGTAGAAATCTGGCTCTGGCCGACATGGATATCCGCACGGACGAACGCGGGCGCCGGCGCATCTTTTCAATTAAGTTCGTCAGCAAGGAAGGCAGGGTGTATTTTATTCCCCAGGCATACGCATGCGGTGCCGGACGCATGAACATGAAGGAGTACCAACTCAGGGGCGTACAGCCCTGTGATTGCAAAGGTAATCCCGAAGGACATCCGTATCCGGTGGATATTGACCTGATACTGGAATATAACAAAATGAAAATCGTATTCTGATGAATATACTGTTTAATTCAAGCGGCATTCCCCTGCTGATGCAATCCACGTATATATTCGGTGAGACGACGGGAACACCGCAGAAGGAGATGAAAGAACGTGCCAGGATTCTGGCGCCGTATGACCAGTCGAACGCCAGTTATATAGACATCGACGGGGTGAAAGTACGTCCCTGGGGAGATGGAAACGATTTCCCGCAGAAGGCGGCCGAAGAAATCGGGAATACCAGCGTGCTCAACACCGGGCTGAAATTTCTCCGTAACCTGACACTCGGACAGGGTATCTATCCTTGCAGGGTGGACGGTTACGACGACGATGGCAATGAGCTGCTGAAGCCCGTTGAGGACAGCCGGGTACAGGCTTTTATCGCTTCCCGGAATGTAAGGCGCTACATGGAAAAGGTACTTCGTGATTATCTGAAATTCGGTAACGGAGCCGTCCAGTTCGTACCCTCGGCAGCTGCCAACTCTTTTGCCGGCATCAATCCGGTCAATGCACTTTACCGCCGCTATTCCGAGATGGACGGATACGGCGCCTGCAAGTGCATCGTTTCCGGATATTGGCCACAGCGTCCGGACAAGGGGCAATACACCAGGCTGGATGTATTGTCCGAATATGACCCACAAATGCACGCCGAGGTACTGAAGTTTGCCGGAAAGATGAAGGATGGTTTCATCATGCCGGTGCGTGACAGTTGGAGCAATGATGACCTTTACGGTATGCCTATCTGGTGGCCCGCTTACGTTTGTGGATGGGTGGAGATAGCCCATCTTATCCCCCATTTCCTCAAGAAAGCCTACAAGAACCAGATTACCTGGAAATGGCATGTGCAGATACCGTATTCCTATTGGGAGAAAAAATATCCGTCCAAGGACTATTCAGCCAAGGAACGTGAGGCGGCCATACAGAAGTACATGGACTCTGTGGAGCAGAACCTTTGCGGCCCAGATAATGCGGAAAAGCCCATCTTTTCACATTATGCCGTAAATGAAATGAACGGCAGGATTGAGGAAGAATGGAAAATCAAGCCGCTGGAGAATAAATACCAGGGCGGTGACAATCTGCCGGTATCGGCAGCCGCCAACTCGGAAATTCTGTTTGCCCTGATGGTCAATCCCAATGTGCTCGGTGCCGGTATGCCCGGTGGTACATACGCAGGCAATCAGGGTGGTTCCAATATCCGCGAGGCATTTCTCGTGAATATAGCCAATGCGTGGATTGACCGGCAGAATATCCTGGACCCGATAGAACTCTACATAAAGATAAACGGTATGCCGGAATGTGAGTTGCGTTTCCGTAATACAGTCTTAGTAACTCTTGATACTGGCAGCGGTACCAAAAAAACATTGAGCTAATGATATTCAGTGCAGAAAAATGGAACAACGGCAAGGAGTTGAAAGCGGTGATGAAGGTGAACACCGCCATCTCCTTTGACATGATGGAAGCACCTCTTCGGAATGCTTTCCGGCAATACCTTGTACCGCTATTGGGCGATGCGATGGCGGGTGAAGTGGTTGAGATATACAGATTCGGTCCGAATCCGGATGTACTGGAACAGAATACTGAAGGGGCAACCGAACGAGAGCAGCTGGACAGTTGCCTGTTGGAGATTTGCAAGCGGGCAAACGCGAACCTGGCGTTCTGGAATGACTTTGATGAAATCAGCATGCGCATCACCGATGCTGGCTTCCAGCGACAGAAGTCTGACAACAACGAGTCATTCCAGCAGGTGTATAAGTATCAGGAAGATAACCTGCGGACATCGTTACGGAACAAAGGATTCAATGCGCTTGACGAACTGCTTGAATTCCTGTATGCCCATATAGCGGAATATCCGGAGTTCGCGACCTCGCAGGCTTATCAGGACCGTAAATCCGCCATCGTTCGCAGTACCGCGGATGTCAATGACGTCTGTTTTATCAACGGCAGCCGGATTATCTTCCTGCGCTTGCAACCGCATCTGAAGTTTGTCGAGGAAATGCTGCTTCAGCCGGCTATCGGTGACAAACTGTATGAACATCTGATTGATGGGTTGGTCAATCAATCTGAAGATGAAGGGCGGCGGAAAGATGTGGAACGTCTGCGCCTGGCCTGTTCCCGCTACATTGTTGCGATGGCGGTCAGACGTCTGTTGATGGAAACGGGTAGCATAACGGACCGGGGATTGTACTTCACTACGGTACAGCCAGGTGAAAAAGGAAATGAGGAAAGGAAACCTGTCGATACGGAACGAATATCCGTACAGATTCAGAACCTGAAGGCGGATGCGGATATGTATATGACGGCTCTGCTAAGGACGGCACGCAGTTATTTCTCAGAGCTGTATGTCGGTGACCCCAGGAGGATATTCGACCGGAACAATGACCATAAACATACATTCTGGACATGAAAGAGCTTCGCATTGAATACAGCAGCTTCGGCATCCGGCGTGAAGTGACATGCCCGGTACCGGAGAAATGGGAAGAACTGACACCGGAACAGTTCCTGCTTGTGTCGCGGCTGTATCTTCAGGAAATGGATGAATCATCATTCCTGAAGAAGTTCTATTCCCTGCCGTCCGGAGCCGGTTCCGACAATTATTACAGGTATAAGTTGGGCGAGCTTGTGGAGTTCATCAGTGACTGTCGTGTCCGGATGGACCGCTTCATACTTTCCGATGTAGCGGGACTCAAGGCGCCGGGTGAACGTTTGAAAGGAATGTGTTTTGAACATTTCATGCACGTGGACACGGCTTTCAACCGATATGCCCGTGACGGCAAGGATTCCTCACTGGATGCTTTCGTGTCAATGTTATATCTGAAGGACAACGAGTATATTGTCCTACCGTCAGGAGGAAAAAACGGCTTATTTAGCCGTCAGAAACCCCTGATATTGCAAAAACGGGTAATGAAGGTGGCAAAGATTGACAAACATGTCAAATACGCTATATTCCTGAATTATGTTTTTATCAAGAGGTGGCTCTCGAAGGCTTTTCCTTTCCTGTTTCCGCTGGATGACGAACGGGAACAGAAGGATGGGCAAAAGAAGCCGGCTGCACCGTCGGTCAATTGGCTCGACATATTCGATGCCTTTGTCGGTGACGATGTGGCGGTCATGGAGAAATACCAGGCAATGCCGGTGGCAACCGCATTCCGCCTGCTTAATAAAAGAATACGTGATGCTCAAAAACAGAACAAATGACATTTTCAGAGTACATAGAGAATTTGGCCGAAAGGCATGTTGACATCCGGCACAAGAAGAACGATGAGGTGCACTTCTTCTCATCCGAAAGGGAGAAGCATACGGCATTGGACAGTGTGCTCCATTATCCGGCGGTGATTCTGGACCGTGGTTCCGGTTTCGGTTACGGCGGTGGTCCGGGAGCTTATAGAAAAGGCCGGAATTACCTGTTGTTTGTAGTAGAGCATGTATCCGACACTTCCGACTACGTTCAAATAGAAACGGTTCTTGAAAGGTGTGAACGTATTCTTGACGAGATACTCAACCAGATACTTGAAGACAAACGGAAGAACCGCCAATGGCTTGCCTTCTCACTCGAAGAGGTGGAAGCGGATTATGTGGTGAACTCCGACAACCAGCTCTACGGAGTCATTGCGGTAATACCGTTGTCCGAACCTTATAAGTCTATAAATTGCCGTAAGGCTTTCTTATTGGATAGAACTTTTGACGAAACTTTTGATAAAACTTATAAATGATATGGCTACACAGTCTTATGAACAGTTGATTTCCGGAGCAAATAAAATCAGGCAGAATGAACTACCGGAATCCAATACGGCCGCACTGGTCGGAGAACAGCTTCTCCAAATGGTAAACAAACAGCAGGAAGAAAGCAGGGAAAGGGTAAAAGGTATTACTGAATATAATGTTTCTGTCCATCATCCTACTTCGGGTACCGGTGGAACAAACCGATATACACTTGAGACGGCGATAGTCCAAGTTCCGCCAGAACTTAGAAACATCGGGCTGAAGGTGTCATTCATCAATTCGGACGGCAAGGTAGAAACGTGGGAGTTCCAGGGCGGAACGTTTACTGATGTCGAATGGGTAAAAAATGGTAATTGGGAACAAATACCGAATCAAAAACAGCTTAATGAACTGGATAAAAATATAAACAGTCTAACTTTTAGCTATGATGAGGGGGTAGGTATCGTAAATTCAAAGGGGGATATAGATAAGAGCTATACATCCTTCAATTACAAAGTCACCCCCGTTTACAAATGTAAGTCCGGAGATATTTTTAAATATAAAGGACGTGGAGAGGGGCAAGGCGCTTCTGTTATATTCTACAGCGGTAATAAGGCTGTTTCTTCAATTAAAATTAACAATGTCAAAGACTTCGTCGATATTGTTATAGAAAACGGAGTTGACGGGGTAAAATTTGCTTCCATTAATAATGTTGGTGCGGGAGATGTTATATTAAGTGTTAGGAGTAGATATTTTCTAACAAAGGAAGACGATTTGTTTTCGTTGTCAGATAAGACTGACGCTCAAATAAAAGACTTAGAAGCAACGGCTAACAATGCAACAGACAAAGTTGATTCACTCAATTCCAATGTGCAGGATTTACAACGAACAACTACATTCGTTGTTGATATAGAAAAGGGCATAGGATTTATTCAGGAAAATGGAGATCCTAATCCCGTCGCACAAAATATGCGCTATAAGAAAACAAATAGAATCACCTGCTTTAAGGATGATATTTTCCAATACAAAGGCCATCAGGAAGGACAAAGCGTTTCTTATTTATTTTATAATAATGATGATATAATATCAGCGGGCAAATTAGGAAACTCTGTCAATACTTTTGCAGAAGTAATTATACCGGAGAATGTAACCCATGTTGTATTTGCCTCTTTTAAAGTCACGACTGATACTGATAGTGTCGTATTGGATATCAAATTCAAAAGAAAAGAATTATCTGAGCAAGATATCTATACAATCGTTAGGGATGAAATATCAAAATTGCCTCTTTCTCCCAAAAAGATGATAAACAGAGGAATAAACTTTATCGGCCATTCCATTTGGCAAAACAATAAAAACAAAGATAAATTTGCAGACGACTAAACAGTAATCGGCTATCAAGACAGAATATTGGAAAGATTTGATTTTAAAAACGGTTGGAGACAACACGCAGTGTCCGGTTCAAGCCTTAGGTCACCCAATTATCTTGCAAATGTTGCTAAATTAGATGCTAAAGAAAATGATATTTGGTTACTTGACACTTTTGTAAATGAGGGATATAATCAATACGGAGTAGGAACGTATGATGATTTTCTCGCCCACGATATGGAAAGTGATATTACAAACATGACTTACATGGGTGCATTAGGGCGTTTTGCGAAAATCGTAGAAGACAAGAGCGGCAAGGGCGCTATTATTGTGGCCAGCGATAACCTGTACGACCCACATACTGCAGGGAATAAGTTGAGGTATGATAATTTGGCAGCTTTAATAGAAGTCTGTAAACGCCAAGGATGGTATTTCTGTTCACAAATGACACAGTCAGGATATAACGAACAGAACTATATGTTCCTGTCCATGAATGGTGGCTATGTAGCCGGTAAATATGATATTGACACGTCAATATATGTAGGAGACGGTACACATCCGAATAATATCGGCTATTCTATGGCGGTAAGACCATGGCTACAGATATTAGAGGAAATATGGTTCCGGGACCAACAGACGGGATAACTTTGAAATTTTATCTAAAGTTTAATTCATCCCGGACTGTGAAATTCCGGGATGACTGAAAAGCAAAGTATGAAATCGTTTATTTTATATACACTGGTCTTGCTGGAATGATTTTCTGCAACGGTTTACCAACTCTTTTATTTCAGATTCGATAAAGTTTATATTTAAAGGATTATATTTCTGCATATTAGTAAGAATGTCATCCAAATAGATATAGAACTGGGTAAAACATTTTTGGTTTTTAGTTGGGGATACTTCTGCATATCCATCATTTATATAATCGAAAAAACTATTATGGTAATGTGCTGTTGAATGATTGCGTTTAGGCATTATCCATTCATCAAATTCTTTTTTCCATTTATTTATTATACGTACTATTTCTTTTTTTGATTCAGGATGTGGATTATAATATAGTGGATTGTTTGGTTTAGTTGTAATATCTAATAAAGATTTCATTATTTCACGCATTTTCATTAAAGCTATATTCAAAAAGAAGCAGCCTTCATATTTGTTGGTTGCAGATACTATTTTATTGAAACAGATAGTAACATCAAGTCGGGCAGCCAATAATAGAGCGTGCACCTCTGTTTTTTTTATTTCATTAAGTGAATGGTCGCTTAATACAGTTTCTCTTTTTTTGAGTTCGGCAATACTTTTATGAAATTGATATAATGCCTCACTCATTCTCTCAATGTCATGTCCATGCATACTGCTATTTTTGTTAATTGTTTCCATAGTGATTTTATTAAACAGAGATTGCAAGATAGCAATAATAAAAAAGATATACAACTTTACTATGATTATATATTCAGGTAATATTTATTATCCTACTATACAATAAAACAAATCCGGTAAATCAATGGACAACCTTTTGTACATTTCAATCTGTCCGGCCTGATTCGGGTGCAAATTGTACGGTTGGGTGTTTCTGGAAAACAGACTCTCATCCGGAAGTTGTGATTCATCATTCAACGGATTGTTGTCCAGAGCAGTAGCTATGTCATATCTTGCCCCGATTACACCGTTTTCAGCCGACCAGCTTTCTATCATGGCATTCACATACTGGTGTTTTCTCTCTTCCACCGCACTCGTATAACAAACATTGTAACACAAATACAATTTACATTCAATGGCATCACACCGTTGCTTCAACGTATTGAGCAGTCCCGTACTGTTACCGCCGTTAGCTCCGATATTAACGACCATCCTTTTAGGTCTGTATATGTCAAACTCCATGCTGAAGCGTTGAAGTATGGCTTCAATCGTGCACCCGCCACGGGCAGCAATCATAACCTTGTGATTGGGATGTTCGGTCCTGAACAGTTCGGCAACCCGATAGCGTAAATCCTCTACGCAGAACCCTTCCGTTATACTGTCTCCGACGAATACAACATCCGGCTCTTTTAATGTACAGATGTCGATATACCGAATAATCGGCATGTCACTGCCTTTATCAAGGTAAACATACAAAGGCCCGTTCTGGGCGCCGACCGACCAGATTGTATCATCACAGACAATTTCAGAGTTTCTGCCGGACAGGTAGCTCGTCAGCCGGAGAATGTTTATCCGTCCGTTCTTGATGATGTCAATTACATATTCACCGCTTCCAAAGCTATCAGAGAAACCGGTTTCCCCCCAGATTTCATCGGATACACTTTCCGCATACGCCAACGGACCCGTCAGCTTGTACATACCCAACTTCTGAGTGGACATATCCACATAGAATGTACTCGGTACAACACCTTTCCCTATACCTTTTGAAGCAAATGCAAATACAAGCCTGTTGTCAGAACCTAAATGCAGCTTCATCCGGACATGCCTGATGTCACAGAAATAATCCTTGTCTATCTTGAGGTAATTACCGCTTCCGGTATTGGTAGCCTTGATTCCGTCTGTATCCTTTATCCAGGTGGTGTTGCTGAAATCGGTTATATCACTGCCGGAAAACAGCTTCACCATATCTTTCAACCCGTAAATGGACTCAAACAAGGATATTTCACTTGTATTGCTCAGCAACACCCCTTCTGAATGTGAGAGTGCATATACTCTTTTGCCTTCTTGACTTAACTCTATTATTTTCTCCATATCAATGTATCTCTTTAAAAACTGAATAAGACGTCATGCTTCCAAAATTATTCTCCAGCCCGGCAAAGCGAGCCTCGTAACCTTCAACGATTTTGTTTCCAATACAGGAATATTCTATGGGCTTTCCATCAACCTTGCTGTATGAATGGAAGCGAACATATCTTGCATTGTCCGGATATTCCGAACGTTCCAAAACAAGTTCCGGATATTGCCTGACCACACTTTGTCCACCCGGTGAAATCGTCTTTATAATCTTTCTGTCGGCATCGTAGAACACGCCATAGGGAAAAGAAAGGATACATGCACCATTCACCACAAAGCGGTTATAAACGGTCAAATCCAGATAATCCGTAGCGTAAGCATCCGGATAGGCGTCAGAAGTAAGGTCGCTACCGTTTTGGGCAAACAGGCAAGGATTAAATGGAAACGGAATGGAAACATCCTTGTTTCCACCGTAAGCATCAACCTCAAGCTCTTTTATTCGCCCGTCGAACAAAGAAACTTTATCGGACAAATCTTTAATACGATTGTCCAAGTCTTCTTTTGTCGCATTTTTGAAATACTTCTTTTGTGTAGTTGTATAGACATCCGTATTGGAAGGTCCGGTATAATGGTTCTTGGAATCTGCGAAAATGATAAAGACATGAGTGTATCCTGCAATGTGATAATTGTCGAGCCATTGGCTGTTTCGGAAGGATGTACCATTATCTGTGGAGTAACAACATACAAAATCCGCATTCTCGTCAGTCTGGAAATCGAAAGATTCCCCTTCCACATCTACAATATCACTGACGAAGTAAGGACCTTCCTTGAATGCTCCCGTAGCATAGTCCCTATTTCCTTTCTGCCAGCCCCAATCTGAAATGAATTTGGCATTTGTGTTGTTGGCTTCTTCCAGTAACAGGTCTTCTTGTTTCAACTTCATAATTTCGGTTCTTTGTACTTGCTGCTTCCAACCACCGACATCAGTAAACGTCCCGCCCTGGAACTCCCACGTTTCTACCTTGCCGTCCGAATTGATGAATGATACCTTCAGCCCGATATTTCTAAGTTCTGGCGGAACTAAGGATTAATGTCCTATTACTATAACGCTGTAATACACACCTTTGCAGAATCTTTTAATAAATGAGTTTATAGATTATGGCAAAAGCAGAAGTTTTATTCAAGATGATCCGCAAATGGGAAGGCGGATGGAGTGACCACAAGAACGATAAAGGTGGCAAGACTAACATGGGAATAACCTTGTCAACTTGGAAATCATGCGGTTATGACAAGGATGGTGATGGTGACATTGATGCAGATGACCTGCGTATGATTACTCCGGACGATGTTTTTCATGTTTTCAAGAAGTATTATTGGGACAGATATCAGGCTGATTTTATACATAATCAGTCCATTGCCAACATTTGTGTGGACTGGGTATGGGCTTCAGGGCGTTCCGGTATCACAAGAGTACAACAACTCCTGCAAATCAAGGTGGACGGCATTGTAGGTCCTCAGACTGTTGCCAGTATCAATCTGGCCAATCAGCGGCAGCTGTTTGAAACCATCAAGGCGGATAGAATCCGATTTATTGAAGAAATCTGTAAAAGGGACCCTTCACAGGTTGTTTTCCGTAAAGGATGGCTGAACCGGATTAATGATTTTAAGTTCTCCGTTCATTAAATTCTTGTCCTTTTTCCCACTCTTTTCAGCCTTTAGTTTTGTACCTGAAACTAAAGGCTTTTTTATGGCAGAAGAAACAAACCCAAACAAGCTGGTCACAGCACCGGAATTCAAAAAGAATGTAGGTGCCTGGATGGACTCCATCATAGGTGTTTCAGGCAATATTCTCCAGCTCAGAACCAGGGGAACGGATGAACTGAGCCGTAGTTTGGAGAAGAAAATGAGATATGCCGAAGGGGGTACTGAAGATGAAATAAACCGCATTGCATTCAAATTCAAACAATACGGTGTATTTGTACACTATGGCGTAGGACGTGGATATACCCGCATCAATGGTGTGGTTGTCAAAGGATATAATCTGTATAACCGAAAAAAAAGGAAGTGGAGAAACGAGGATATAAAGTCAGCGTTGATTAAAAAGGGGTATTCTCATGCGGAGATAAAGAAACAGAAATACCAAACACAAGTCGGGACTTTTACCGTATTACGTAAACCGGTTGATTTCATTGATGGGGTAATAAACCGACACATCACTGAATTGGCGGATATATCCGGAGAATACTACGGAGACAAGGCTTTTAAAAAGATACTGAAGGATTTTGATAAACTAAAGATTCAGAAGAATGGCAAAAAGTAAATCTGAAAAAAGAGGCATTTACCTCTATATTGACGGCAAGGAGATAGTGAATGATGTCAATCATATCGAGAAAGAATGCCGGCAGCTAACGCAGCAACTAAAGAGTATGACCTTGGGGTCTGAAGAGTATAACCGCACCATGGCGAAGATACAGCATTTGCAAGGAATACTCAAACAGCATCGTCAGGAGATAAAAGGCGTTACCGCTGAAACCAAGAAAGCAACTGTCAGTGTCGGCAGCATGGTGGACTGGTTCAATCGTTTTGGTGGGGTTATCTTGTCTGTAATCGGTTTTCTGACTGGATTCACGCTTGCCTTACGCGCCATCAGGGATGAACGCAACAAGTTGGAAGAATCGCAAGCCGGATTGAAGGCATTGACCGGACTTGATGATGACAGCATCTCCTGGCTGACAGAGCAGGCGAAGACACTTTCCACAACCATGACCAAAGAGGGATTACGTGTCCGGCAGTCGGCAGCCGAAATCCTTGATGCGTTCATGTTGGTTGGTTCGGCCAAGCCGGAATTGCTCGGTGACAAGGAAGCGCTCAAGGCTGTAACTGAAGAAGCCATGAGATTACAGGCAGCGGCCAAGGATATCACATTGAACGAGGCGGTGGATTCACTGACCTTATCGCTCAACCAATATGGCGCGGCGGCAGACCAGGCAGGACGGTTTACAAATGTGTTGGCTGCTGGCTCCCAGGCAGGTTCCGCCAATATTGCAAGCCAGGCAAAGGCTATCCGGAATGCAGGTACGGCAGCAGCTTCAGCCAATGTTCCCATCGAGCAGACGGTTGCATTGATTGAAACGCTTGCCTATCGAGGCATAAAGGATGAAGTGGCCGGAACGGGATTGAAGAAATTCTTCCTGGTTCTTCAGACAGGAGCCGATGAGACCAATCCTAAAATTGTCGGATTAGATAAGGCCCTGGAGAACCTGAAGAATAAAAACATGGATGCAGGCGCCATTAAAAAGATGTTCGGGGAAGAAGGTTATAACACGGCATCCGTAATCCTTCAGAACACGGAAATGGTAAAGGACTTTACGGCTGCCGTTACCGGAACCAATGTGGCGTATGAACAGGCGGCAATAAACAGTGATACGGCACAGGCGAAATTGGAACAGGCGCGTAATAAAATGAAACTGGCAGCTATTGATTTGGGTGAAAAACTGAATCCGGCTCTGACAGTGAGTACCAATATGCTGACCAATGTCATAAAATACCTTCCGGGACTAATTGACTGGTGTAATAAATGGGGTGACACCATCCTATATGTGGCATCCTGCATCGCTATTTATACTTTACGTACCAAGGCATCTACCATTGCCACTACAGTATGGAATACTGTGACCAAAACCGCTACTGCATTACAGCTTGCCTACAGTATTGCTATCAATACAGTTTCAGGTTATACTGTCACTTCCTTTACACAACTACGTAGGCTTAGTACGTTAATGACCGGTCATAATATATTGCTCAAAACCGTCCGGGTATCTACTTACCTCTTTGCCGGAGCCATGCAAGTGCTTCAGGGACGTGTGGATCTTGCTGCAAAATCCATACGGGCGGCATGGGCGGTCATGAGGTTGAGTCCGGTTGGATGGTTGTCCACTGCGCTCTTCGCAGGTGGAGCAGCTTTCGTATATCTGTATAGACGTACCCATGAGTATATGAATGTACAGAAAGCTACTAACCTGCTGCAAGAAGAAGCTGTAAAGTCTACAGCAGACCAACGGAAGGAACTGGATGCTTTGTGGCTGGTAGCGCAAAACAACAATAATGCCATGAAAGTACGTAAGGAAGCTATGGAAAAAATCAATAAAATAGCCCCCGATTATTTAGGGGATATAACCCTGGAAACCATTAATACACAAAAAGCGGCTGATGCCAAAGCCAGATATGTAGAGCAGTTACAAAAAGAAGCGATGTTGAAAGGGGCATCCACCCATATCGAGGAGGAAAGCAAAAAACTTGTCGAATATCAGGCGGCTTTGGACAAAGCTTTATCCGGTCAGAAAAAAGCACGTGAAGGGGCTACTTATGCACAGACAGGATTTACGGCTTATGATGCTGCGGTAGAACAACTGAAGTTTGATATAGCACACACAAAGGAAGCACTTAAAGGTTATATGACTATCTATGAACAAATAAACAACGAATTGTACTCTCCCGTTAAAGAGGTACGCACTATAGAAACTGTTACCAAAGAACTGAATAATGCCAAAACTGTATTGGATAAACTCAAGTCAACGAATACTGAATATTTCTCATCCGGAGAATTGATTGCCTACAATGCACAGTTGAAAAAAGCGTCTTCTGCGGTTGTTCAGTTGTCTGGTGAATTGGAAAGGTTGAAAGAAATAGAAAAGAACGGTAAAGGTACAAATGGTAGTAGTGGTGGTTCCGAATCTGAAGAAGAACGTAAAAAACGGGTGAATAAAGACTTGGAAGATATTGAAACAAGGCACATGCGACAGATGACCCATTTACAAAAGTTATATTTGGAAGGTGAAATTAAAACCGGTGAAGAATACACGGCCTTACAGATAGACTTAGAGAAGAAGTTTTTGGGTGAGAAACTGGCTGTAGTTGGACTGGAAGCACATGAACGTGAGAAATTACAGGTCAAAATGCTGGAATCACAAATTAAATTTAATGAAAGTTGTAAAAAACAAGATGAAAAAGCCGAAAAAGACAGGCAAAAAGTAGCAGACAAAACAGCTAAAGAGCGATTTTCTGTACGGCAGAAACAGTTACGAATCGAATTAGAAGAAGCCACAACTAACCATTATAAGAATCTTACCTCTGAAGAGGATTTCGCTCAGGAAGTGAATAATATCCGACAACGATATTGGGACGACTTACTTCATAACTACCAACTTACAGAAGAACAACGTACGGAAATACAGAAAGAGCAGGCAGAAGCCCAGACTGATGCAGAAAAAGAAAAGTATGACAAGATTATGGAAATGCACAAACAATATGCATCTTTGGTAACGGATATTGCTTCCGACTTTGGGGAAACTATTGGCGAAATGATTGCCAATGGTGAACTTTCACTGAAAAACTTTTTGCGAGAAACCATTCTGATGGCATTGGATGCCTTGGAACGCGTTATAGAAATTTCTATATTAGAAATCACAGCTAAAAACTTGGCTGCTACAGCTCCCCTTTCTTTTATTGGTGCTGCCAAAGCTGCTGCGCAGGTGGCTGCTATCAAAGCTGCTTTTGCTGTAGTAAAAGGTTTGGTTGGTAATTTCTATACCGGTGGCTACACCGGTTCCGGCAGTTGGGACCAACCGCAGGGCATAGTTCATTCAAATGAATTTGTTGCCAATCGTTTCGCTGTGGCCAACCCAAATTTACGACCGATATTCGATGCCATTGATGTGGCGCAACGCAGTGGAAATGTCGGTAACCTGACAGCTGAAGATATAGCAGCTGTGGCTGGTCCCGGAAAGAGTACACGTACTGTACCGGTCAAGACACCCGCAGCCAGTGCAACAACGACTACTAACGACCCGGCGATGGTGGCTATGCTGATAGAATGTACCCGTACACTTCGCAAACTAAAGACCCGTTTGGACGAACCGTTGATGGCTGAAACTTATCTTACCGGCAAACGGGGTATTAACCAGGCTCAAAAAGAATATCAGAAACTGAATAACAATAAATCACGTAATAAGTTATGACCGAATTATATATTGACGGACAATTGGCTGTTCTTCCTGAAGGGTTCAGCTTTACATTTACATCCGAGAATCCTTATTTTACCCGTAGTTCTAATTATTCTATGGATGTTGAGCTTCCCATGCCTGCCAATTATGCCATATTTAAGCATATCAATCGTTTGGATGTAACGAAAAAAAAGACCATTCTTCCGGCTACGCTCATCGTTGATGCCAAATGCCTACTTTATGGCAGTGCGGTTTTATTGTCGGTGGAAGATACATTAGTAAAAGTACAGCTTGTATCAGGTAATGCAGAATTTAATCTTCTGACAAATGATGAAATTTACATTGATGAGTTGAAATTGGGTGGTCCCTATGTTCCACCCATGCCGGAGATGTTTCAGTTCTTTTTACCGGAATCGGAAATGAAGGCCGTCTATGGTTCAGTAGATGAAGTAGACGGGGTTTTCTTGCCTGTGTTTTACCAAGAAGCGAAAGAAGAAAATCTGGTCAATGCAGTTGCGTATGAAGAGGGAACAACCAACTTCAATCCCTATTCAAGCTACTTAGTAGGAAGTTTCCAACCATATCTACTTATAGTCATCAAAAAACTGATTGGCTATTTTGGATATACTTTTGATACTACTTTCTTTGACAATAATTTCTTGCGGAATATCTATATATGCAGCGCAGTAAACTCATTCCGTATTGAAACGGCATTGCCACACTGGACTATTTCCGAATTTTTTAACGAGTTAGAAAAGTTTTTAGGTGTAATAACCGTGGTGGATGAACAGTCCAAAATTGTACGCTTTGTTGAACTGAACAGTTATTTTTCCAATCCTGATAAAGAAATTATCAGTTACACTGAATTACTACACGAATTTACTGCTGAAATAAACGAGGAGAAGGGAGATAAGGATGTAACCTCTGGAAATATCGGTTACGACCTTCCTTCCACTTCTGATGATGGTTACTTCCGACTGGATCGGAATCTGTTGAAAGCTGCTAAGAAAATGGAGTACAACAATTATCAGCAGATGAAAAATGCCTATGACGGTATGAATAAGGAAGAGCGGAAGAAAATAATATTTGTCGTGGGTAAACGCTACTACATCAATTACAATGAGAATGAAACCGATATTCTGCGTGAAGTCAATCTTTATGCAGACTTTGTCCGTGACCCGGAATCTAATGATACGGATGTCGAACTGAAAATAGTCCCAGCCAAGATTGTACAACATGACCGTGGTACATGGAAGCGACTGCAACATAATTTTGATGTGGTGAGGACCGATACCAGCTTGTTTTTGAACATTCCCTTAATCAGTTATTATCGTAAAAGTTATAATCCGGATTTCATAATCAGTCCTCAGGGAGAAGGATTCAATATCCAAGAGGCAATTGACGGTGATATTGAGTTACCGGAGAAGCAACAAAAGAACGACTGTATGGAAATAGCTTTCAATACCGGAATACTAAACCAACAGAACCTGACTTCCAACGGTCAGACCAAACTCTATAGTCATGCTTATCCTTTCACAGACTACCAACAGAAAACTGAAGCACAAGTTACGAATTTTTTGCCTTACTCTCTCAGTCTGAATGACGTTTGTGCAAATAGTATGGGACACCGCCTATCCAATCTTAAGAAGTTTCATTCGAATATTCCTTATGTTATTCAATTTCAGGCTAATAAATTGCCGAATGTGAATAAAGTATTTCTCATAGGCAACAAGCAGTATTTGTGTGAGAAGATTGAGGCGGAGATAGATGCAGATGGATTGAATAAGGTGTTGAAGGGGACTTTTTATAGGATAGAATAAGAAAAATAATCGAAAGATGATTTTTATTCTATTTTTCTTTGTCAATCACCAAAAGATGATTATCTTTGCATTGTCTTAAATGACAAAAGCGATGATTGACTCAGATGAAGGTCTAAAGGACCGAGACGAGGTACTCGAAGAAATGAGATCTCTCTTCCGGTATGAAGACGAGTTATTGAAAGGTAACTGGTATTCGGAAACGGATTTTGTGGAAGAAGTAGTAGCTCTTGCAAAAGAACTACTGGATATTTCGACACAAAATGAATGATTTACGCAGTCCTCTCCAAATTGGAGAGGCTGCCTAAAATCATCTGTATCTTTCATCGCTCTTTTTTGTATAACTAAAACCAATAATAATATGGAACTGCGAAAGAAGGTAGAAATATTTGTTGATAAGATGTTGAAGTCAGATACTCCTGAAGGCAAACGAGAGGCGGATTCCTATTTTGCAGAATTAAATGCAGCTCTTACTTTAGAAGAGCAAAAAGAGGCAGGACAAATTATGCGTGAGATTATGGCAGAACGTAGAAAGTCCCGTAAAATCAAGCGTACTGATATTAATATGAAAGAAAAATTGGCTGAAATACAAGATGTAATTTCATTATCATACATAGCCAAACATTATTTTAATAAAGATAAATCATGGCTTTATCAACGTATTAACGGCACTGTTGTCAACGGCAAGCCTGCAGCTTTTACTGACCAGGAATTGGCTCTGTTTTCCGATGCCCTTCGTGACATCGGCTCTAAAATATCGGGAGCATCAAACTCAATTCATTAATTTTCATTTAAGACAAAGAGAGCGGAGCATTAAAAAGTTCCGCTTTTCTTTTTGGTAATTAGTAACTTATTTAGATCTTTGCAATGCCCTTACAGCATAGCTGTACGTTTACCTATATGAATCCCTTTTCAAAACGTAATCCGTAAAACCGGGTTAAGGTGTGGCTATACCTTTGGGCGCGTTTTGATAAGGGATTCTCCATATTATACTATGACTAAATTTCAGTTGGACAGCTATATACATTAATTAGATATTATGAGAAAGAAAATTTCATGTTTACTATTTTGTTTTTTAGTTCTATCAGCTTGTAGTGTAAGCAATTTACCTGCACCTAAATCAGAAATTGATATGATAGATTACTCCATGTTGACCAAAGAAGGATACTTCGTAACTGAATCCAATTCTGTAAGTTTCGATTACGAAGCGATAGGTAGTATTTATGCTGTAGAAGTTGGTGGATGGGTGTCTAAAGATGGAAGACCAGAACCTACGGACCTCAAAGAAAAATATTATATAAATTCAAACCATAAACAAGTGTATCAGACACCAAGCCTTCAAAAAGCATATAGAAATTTGGCAAACAAACTGAAGAGTGTTGGTGCCAATGGCCTTATTAACTTGAAGGTTAATTTTACTACAGACTCATCAATCGGTAATCCACAAAAAATAGTCATAACAGGCATGGCTATTAAAAAATAGAAAGATTTGGATACTAATAATTGAATAAGAAAGCGGGGATATAAAAAATCTCCGCTTTTCTTTTTGTCATTTCAAAATAAACCTGCATCTTTGTGATGCGAAACAATCATAGATGTTTTCTATGCCGCAGAGCGCGGTTAATGCTCATAAGTTAATGGGCTTTTTTTATGCCCATACTGAAGATATGTAGAAGTTTGTTTATTAACAAACGTACACGGCTGTCTTTCCCACATTATTTCAATGCTTCGGCATAGATTACTAATGATTGTTTCGCGACACGGGAAATGACAGCCGTTTTTCTGTCTATTAGCGAAACAATCATTAGTATGAGAAAACCAAATCAAAGCGCCCGCGGACGCTACGTATCTGCAGAGAAGGTTCAAGAATTGTTTGCCCAGTTGGGTATCGAATTGTGTTCCGGACGTAAACGTATCCGTGCAGCACGTAGTGAAAATTCCATTTCCATTTATGTTAATGGTGGGACAGTAAACATCACCTTTAATGAGAAAGGAGGTAAAGTATGATGTTCTTTGTTTACCACTTGCAAACTTATTCACCAAAGAACCGGGCATGGAAAAAGGTGATTGATTATGTAGAGAAGTATAAATATGTCCTTATCAAGAATGAACTTTCCCTGGATGCACTCAAGCATGAATTATGTGATGTAGTCAACCGCATCAATGCCGAACATCCCAAAACGAAACGTATGCAATACACCGCCGGTCCAATTGACAATGACCGTATCATACGTATTGAGGCTCATGTCATGAGTGGTGGATGTCCGGACACAGTATTCATTATCGATATCTGTAAAGTACGTTCCGTTTATCAGTTCAGTGAAAAAGCGAATATATTGGAACAGAAAGGGGGTGAGGAATGAATGATGAATTCTTTATTACCAAGACAGTAGATACAGGTAGTGAAGGAAGTAAAGTTGTGAAGTTTCAACTGTATGCTCGTAACTGTGATGGGGAAATTAATGAAATAAGTTATGAGGAACTGGTACGGCTTAACCAATTCCTTACTGAATTTTTAAAAAAAGAGGAGGGGAACCATGAACAATCGTAGAAAAATAGGCTTTCAGGCATATTATGATAATACCCAAAATCCGGAAGAGGATGAACAGAAGAAAGAACAAGCTGAAAGGCAAAAAGCCATAGCCGAATTTATCGGCCATAACTATTCGCCTATTGGTACTACTTCTAAGAAATGTTACAAGACTTCTGCAGAACTGGTATACGATATATCCAATATCATTGCTGTCCGTCCGGCAGAACTGGCTAAGCAGCTTAGTGATGCAGGGTATCATGTAGAATATCTGGCAGGACAACCTTACTGGGTTTTGTATGAGAAGTCTTAAAACATAAAACCAAACATTTTTTTTACATTTTTTTGAAGGCTCTTGTCCGTGAGGATAGGGGCTTTCTTTATAAGTGACCTTCAAAATGCTTAGTTTCTTCATGTACTGTCAATGAACTTCCTTGTAGATACTTATTGGTGGTTGATATATCTGCATGGCGAGCCTGGTCGCGGGCAACTACTATACCGACAGCGTTTGCCAAATCACGGATACCGGAATCCTTCAGACTGTAAAACATGTATGTTTTAGGCAGCTTCAATGCTGTACGGACCTTATAGAAGTGGTTCCGGATTACCCGTGTCGTGATTTTCTTTTTACCCGGCTTGAAACCTGTACTGAAAAGGTAACTATTGGTATCGTTATCGAATATCTTTAAATCAACCATTTGCTTGAGGATTTCATCGTTGAGTCCGACCATTCCGTCACGGCGGTTCTTGGATATGCTTGATGCAATAAAAATTTTCTGTTCCTTTAGGTTAATGTCCCGAAGCCGTATGTTCGTCAATTCTTCAGGGCGAATAAAGGTATAGTATTCCATCCGGCATACCAAAAGGAAATAAGGATTGTTTTTGCTCAGATATCGGTTTATGCGTTGCAAGTCCTCTGATGATATGGCAGAACGTTTTTTGTCCTCTTCTTTGAGTGCTTTGATGCGTTCACATGGATTGGCATCCATATATTGCTTTTCGACCAGCCAGGAACAAAACGAGGATAGCCATATCTTGTAATTGTTTCGGGTGCGGGCACTCGAATCACGGTCGAGTAGAAGGTAGTCCAGAAAGTCGCTGATGTAGGACAAGTTGAACTGGTAGATATACATGATGGGTAAGGTATGGTTTTGCATGTAATCGCACAACACGCGTAACCTCTTATTGTAATCGGTAAGTGTGCTGTCTTTGATACTTCCAGCGGCATGTAGCTTCTTCAGGTATTTGACGTATATATTAATCACGTCATCCACTTTGGCGTATTGTCTTGAATTAGATAATTCGGCCCATGGGTTCCACCCGGAACGCAGGCGTTGTGTTACACTGGTGATAATATCTGCTGCCATTTTCCGGCGTTCTGTTACTTTAGCAATGCCGTCAAGCATATACTTTTTCCGCTTCATCTTTTGTTCGGCAGGGTCATAACAGGTGAAATCTACATACCAATTCTTCCCGGTATGCAACTTGGGGAGAGTGTAGCTAACTATTGCGGCTATGTACTGCACCCCAAAAGTTAGACACAAAACTTTTGGGGTGTTTTTTATGAAGTA